TGTTGATATTGTCACCGGACTTGTGGATAAGACAAAGCTGATACTGGCTGATGATGGCAAGGTATCTGGCCTGGAGGAGCAGATCAAGACCATAAAGGAATCCAAAGCATTTCTGTTTAAAGAATCCGATCCAGGCAAAGGAGGTACTGGAAAAGAATCAGGTGCAGGAGGCTACAAACCCAGAGCTGGTAGTACCAACGAAAATGGTTTCGGGAAGGGAATTGCAGAGACCTTAAATAAGACTGCTGAAGCAGCAGAAAATCCTTATGCCAAGGCATGGGGCTAATAAAAAATGAAAGTGAGGTAATAAAATGTTTTTATCAAAGAAGTCTTTTGGGAACACCCCAGAATTTTTGAAAAGTGAAAAGTACCAAAACATCAGCTGCACGGTAAACGATACCGGCATAACAGCTGATGAGTATGGAAAGAAGTTTGTATCAGCTGGTACACTTCTGGACAAAGACGGAAAAGCGGTAAAGGTGACAAGGAGCGGCTCTTCCGGTTCTTATACTTATGCTTTGTCAGCAGCACCTGCCGGGATCCTTTTTGACACCGTGGAGGTAACACATGGTCAGCAGCCGGGGGCATTGATGATTGATGGATCCGTTAATGCCGAACGCCTTCAGGGGGATTATATCGAGGAAGCCGTACAGCAGCTCATTGTAAAAATGCCGTTTATCAAATTTTTTATTGATGGACAGTTACAGATTAAGGAGGACTAATATGGCCAGAGTAGAAGAATTATTAACACCAAGAGATTTAATTGATTACACAAAGGAGCGCGCTCAGGAACCCTATATGGGGGAATATTTATTCCCGGAAGACAAAAAGGAAGCGCTGGAAATTGACATGGTAAAGGGTGCCAGCAACTTACCTGTATCCGCAAAGGTCCATGCCTTTGATACTGAGGCCGAGATCGGGTCCAGAGAAGGTGCTGAAGTATTCACTCAGGATCTGGCTCTGATTAAGAAGAAAATCAAGATTCCGGAGAAAACAATCATCGCCCTGGAAAGTCCTAGAAATGACAGGGAAGAGGAGGATATGATTAAGAATATTTTCCGTGATGTAGATAATCTGGTTGCTTCTGTCCGTACTCGTGTAGAGTGCATGAGAATGGAGGCCCTTTCCACTGGTAAGATTGTGATTAATGAAAATGGGGTCAAAGCCTCCATTGATTACGGAATGCCGGCAGAACATAAAACAAGCAAGACCTGGCTTTCCGGAAGTCCTACAATCCTGGAAGATATGGAAGAGATGGTGGAAGCCATTGTGGATGATACCGGATTTACTCCAGTTAGAGCATTGACTTCCAAGAAGAACTTAAGCGCCATCTTGCGTGATGAAAGGATCCGGGCGGCAGTGTTTGGTGTAAACAGTTCAAAGCTTTTGACCGTGGCAGAGCTTAACGCATTCCTTGCCCAGCAGAAGCTTCCTCAGATTGCTATTTACGATAAAAAGTACCGTATTCAGGATACAAAAGGAAAATACAGTGCAAAACGTTTCCTTCCTGAAAATGCTTTTGTCATGATGCCCGAGGGTAAGATGGGAGATACCTTCTACGGAGTGACTGCAGAGGAGTTAGAACTTAGAAGGAATTCTGATGTTGAAATTTCCGAGGTTGGGAAGATAATTGTCTGCCAGTACAATACCATTGATCCAGTGGCCAAGTGGATCAAGGCCGTGGCTACGGCGCTGCCTTCCTTCCCTTATGCCGATCAGGTATTTGTTGCTACCATTTCATAAGGAGGATTCTATGGAACTGGGAAGATTAAAAGAATTACTGGGGATATCCAAGGAAGATGTCTCCCAGGATCCCCAGCTTACATTTATCATGGAGGACGTGGAAGAAACGGTAAGGAACTACTGCCATATCAAAAACGTACCAGAAGGGCTTGTAAATACCTGCTACCGCATGGCGATAGATTTATACAGGCATGAAGGGCTGGGAGAAGGAGAGGTGCCGGTTTCAGTTACTTCTATATCGGAAGGGGATACCAAAACCAGCTTTACCAGTGCGGCTAGTGCCTTACAGGGAAGTATCTTAAAAAACTACAAGGTGCAGCTGAATCGATATCGAAAGACCGGGTGATAAAAATGATTTCTGATGCAATGAAACAGGCCAGAAAGATACACCGGAAGGTTATTGAATCTACTTATGACGGAACCTGTAATATCTATGAAAAGCAGCCGTATAAGGATCCGGATACAAAAGTGACCAGCCAGAAGATGAAGAAGGTGGTGGAAGATCGGTCCTGCCATCTTTCTTTTTCAAGTATCTCATCTACTGACGATGTAGGCACATTTTCCAAACTCCGACAAGTGATCAAGCTATTTCTTGCTCCGGAAATCGTGGTGATGCCCGGAAGCAAAATAGAAGTTACTCAGGCCGGCCTTACCGAATTCTATTCCAGAAGCGGCCAGCCCGCAGTATATGGCAGCCATCAGGAAATTGTTCTGGAACTGTGGAAGGAGAAAGCATAATGTCTGGAGGTAAGTTTGATTTTAAAGAGATCAGACAGTTTCAAAATCAGATTGAGCAACTTGATAAAGACAGGGATAAATTATGCGAGGACTGCGCTAAGTATCTGGCGGCACGTTTACTGGCGAAGGTTAAGAAGAGAACTCCTGTGGGCCAATATGATAAGCCTGTTATATTTACTACGCCTGCAGGGAAAAAGGTTCATTTCACAACGAAAAGTGGTAAAGAGGTTGATTTTGTTACGAAAAACCCTAAAACCATTACATTCACGCCGAAAACTGGTAAGCAAGGTGGTGTACTTCGTGCCGGATGGACAGCTGGTGAGGTGGTGAATACCGATGAGGGCTATTCCATTGAAATTGTCAACCCCACGGAATATGCCTCCTACGTGGAATATGGACATAGAACTGCTAATCATAAAGGCTGGGTACCTGGCCAGTTCATGTTGACTATATCAGAGCGGGAGCTGGAAGAACAAGCTCCCAAGATGATCGAGAAAAAAATATCCGATTATTTAAAGGGGGCATTTCATGTATAACGACATCATGGACGCGGTAACCAGAAAGCTTGACACTCTCTTTCCGGAAACCACCGTCTATACCAGTAAAGTAGACCAGGGACTAATAGAGCCCTGTTTTTTTGTAGGATTTTTGGAACCATCAGAAAAACCTCTTCTTGGTCAACGGTATTTCCGTAGTACAGGAATGTATATCCAATATATGCCGGAAGAGATGGAGCAGCCTGCCAGGGAGTTGAACCGAGTCCTTGAAATATTAATGGAATCCATGGAATATCTTTCTCTGGCTGATGGCTCTCTGATGCGGGGAACAAGACGAAGCGGAGTATCAAGAGATGGAATACTGTCCTTCTTTGTGAATTACGACCGGTTCGGGCTGCGGACCGGCAAAACTGAAGAGGCTATGGATAATATTACAGTAAAATGAAGGAGTATGGTTATGGCAGGAAAAACGAGTAAACAGGCGGAGCCGGGAGCGGCTGTTCGCTATACAAAGGAGCAGTTGGCCAATTCTAAACGGTATCGTGGAAAAAAGGATATGATCAATGCCCTTTTAAAATCCGGAAAGGCCTATACGATGGCAGAGGCGGACGAGCTGCTTGAAAAGTTCATGAAAGGAAAGGTGAGTGTATGTTAGGCGGAGGAAATTTTACAGCTCAAAATAAGGTTCTCCCAGGTGCCTATATCAATTTTGTCAATGCTGCTTCTGCAGGGGCGTCTATGGGAGAACGAGGAGTTGCAGCTATTCCCATGGTACTTGACTGGGGACCGGAAAAGAAAGTGTTTGAAGTAACGGCAGAGGATTTTCAAGGAAAGAGCCGGGAGATCTTCGGATACTCTTATGATGATGCAGCAATGATCCCGGTCAGAGAGCTGTTTAAAAATCTGACCAAGGGAATATTTTATCGTCTTAATGTCGGTGTAAAGGCAGAAAATGATTATGGTACCTCTGTTTACGGCGGTGTCCGGGGGAACAGTTTGAAAACTGTGATATCCAAGAACATTGATGATGAAACTAAATTTGATGTTAAAACCCTGTTTGCAGGGATAGAAGTAGACGTCCAGACTGTGGCCGGCGCTAGTGGCTTGAAGGATAACGCCTACATAACTTTTAAGAAAACTGCCACCCTTGCAGAGACGGCTGGTATGCCATTTACTGGAGGGACTAGCGGAGAAGCAGTAACCGGTGAGGAATATGCAGTTTTTCTTGCCAAAATGGAGAATTATTCTTTCCAGGTCCTCTGTTGTCCATCGGTTGATGAGAAAGTAAAGGCGCTCTTTGCAGCATTCACAAAGCGGATGAGAGACGAGAATGGGGTTAAGTTTCAGACCGTTTTATATCGGTACACAAAAGCCGATT